TCACTAATTTATCTAAATCGTTCTTATTCATTTTCTTCTCCTTTTGTGTTTATTTCGCTTAAAAATAGCCTTTTTGCCTCGTTTTTTGTATAAAAGGCATATAACCTTGTGATTAACTGATTATCAACAATATCGCTAATTTTTATATATCCGTCATGTGTTGTTGTGATGTTCATAGTTCTTTGCTTTCTTTCTCTGCAACGTGTTCGTTTAATCCTTCAACAATTGCAAGATATATATTTGCTTGGATTTGGTCGTGTGCGTTTCCTTCGGGGTTTATTTCGGGTTTTTCTGTCATTAGCCAACTATCATTACCTGCATATCTTCCTATATCATAATAATAAATTGGGACAGAATTATCTGCTATTTGGTGGATTGTGTCATCAAGGTCGTAATTTCCTTCTTTTATTTCCTTCCAGTCATCATCTAATATATCACAAGCGTCTGTGATTAAATCGGATAATTCGTATCTTTCTTTGCTCATTTTATGCTCCTTTCTGTGTTCGTTTATGGTAACCGCTTGTTCTTGGTAAGAATAAATTGTGGAATGTTCCGTTTAAATCGTGGGCTATTGTTTGTGTGATTATTTCCTCTCTTTTATTTTCTTTACAGAATTGTATGAATGCTTGAATATCTTTAACACCGAATTGTTCTACGTATTTATGACAAATCATTGACTTTTCAAGCATATCTTTAAATTCCCAGTGAGATAAATATTTGCTTACTATATCTCGTAATATTATCATATTGTCAATGTCTTTGTTTCCGCTTTTTTTATCTTTTTTCATTTCCTTATTTCCTTGTATTATTTATTGAAACGACATAACAAATATAACTATATATAATGATAATAACAATAATAATTATATAAATATTATGGAACTTATATAAATTATAAGCATTAAAAGAGTGTAAACAATAATTAAAAAGAGGTGAAAATGTTAATAAATAATCTTGATGATGTTGCGGAGGTATTAAACCAGTTGGAGCGTAAAATAGATAAAACTAATGAAAAAATTGAAGCGGTTGAAATACTATTCAATAACATAAACGAAATAAATTACTTAAATAAAACAAAAAGGAGTAAAAAATGATAAGACGTAAATTCGATTTTAAAAACTTAACACTTGAAACCGCAGAAGAGGAAATTTATGCGTTGCAAGGTAGTCAATACGGGCATAATATGATTGGCCTAATACTTGGCCAAGTTGCAGATAAATTCGGTGAAGATGTGGCCGACCAATTAGAAATTGACACTGATGCGTTTGGAGGTTGTTGATATGGTTAACATGAATGAAGAATGTCAGTTTTTAAAAGACTTGGACGCAGGGAATCAATTAGCGTTATTTAATTTAGCGGTGTCTGTTGGCCAAGTTCAGTTATTTAGTAAGGGTATAAAACCTAATAGACACTGGCGTTTAAAAGACGTTAAATATTATTTTGGACTGGTTGGCGGAACTGATAAGATATTAAGCCAATTAGAGCAATTACAGGATATAATTAACGCAAAAGAAACGTATTCAGTAAAGAATAATCTTAATATTAACTTAAGTAATGAAAGGAGTTGAAAATGCTTAGTAGAAAATATTATAAGATGATAGCGAAAGCAATTAAAGACTCATCAACAGAAGATAAAAGCGGTCATAATCAAAGCATATTAGATAAAAATGATTTAATACATCATTTAGCTATGGACTTTGAAGCTGATAATAATAACTTTAATTATGATAGGTTTGTAGAAGCTTGTGATTAGATAAAGCGGGATTGTTTACAATAGCGCCTCGATTTATTCGGGGCGTTTTTGTTTGTTGCCCTTATCTTTGAAATGATACAAATTAAATTCTAAATTATAATAATGATTGGAATCCGAATTTCAACCTAATTATACCCCCTAACGGGAACTTCGGGGGGTGGGCATTCGGTAAAATAATACCCACACACATTCTAATCCTATTTTTCAAAGTTTGTAACAAAATCTTTTCTTTATTATTAATTTCTTTTATCATATAGGTATTATCTATAGATACTATCTCTAGTATATATCTCTATTATATAGAGAATATAATCAAATAAATGAATTATGCAAGACTTTTTTTTTAGAAAAAACTTTGTTATATTATTTCATGGATGTTAAAGTAATAAAAGGCGAAGAAAATTATTTATATGATGATGAGGTTGAATTTAAGGCTTTCAATCCCAATGAGGTGATTGTTGGTAACTGGCGTATGGGTTCAGCTGGCGATTGGGTATATACTGATGATGATTATGTCTTGCAGATTCTTAAACGTAGTGGTTTGAAGCATCCAGGCTATAAATCTCCCAGAAATGTTGTTTTAACCGTTTGTGGTTCTTATATTGTGGAACAGAAGTCACATCAAATATTGGGAGATAGAGGCGTTGCACAAAATATTTTTTCATTTTCAGGGAACTATGAGGCCATATATGAACGAGCAAAGGAAAGGAAGTTAAACAACCGTGAATTTCTTTTCGCTAGATACGTTGCATCAGGTGAAGATACGATTTCAGCGTATAAAAAAGCGTATCCAAAGGCAAAGAACGAAGACTATATCAAACAAAAAACGAATGTTTTATTAAAAAAAGAGGAAGTTAGAACTATGGTTAAAGAAGAGGTAAAGAAAATATTGGCTGACGAGGGTGTTTCGCCAGAATGGATTATTCAAAAATATAAAGATATTGCAGATTTATCAGATAGAGACACAGATAAACTTAATTCCTTAAAAGCACTAGCTACTATGTCTGGATTATTCGAGACAGAGAAAAAACAAGAGCAATTAACAGTATTTCAAGGTTTCACACCAGAACAAATGGAGGCTTTAGGTGGAAAAGCGAACACAAAGCTTGTCGCACACAAAGAAAAAGACGAAGAGTAAAGACCCTTGTCCTGTATGCGAGAAAGAATTGTATCATAATGACTATTATTCCAAACGTGTTGGTTTATTTGATATGAATTCAACTGACCATGACATTATCGGGTGGGCTTGTCCTAAATGTAACTCAGAGTTTGATAATAACGATAATATTATGTATATTTACGGTGAAAATTTTGAGGGAGGAGATGCTTAAATGTTAGGTTTTTTAAAAAATGCAGAGAATGCACATTCTAAAATTGATTCGCTTATAAAGGGCGACCCAATGAAAGATTATCTTAAAAATATTACTGGATTAAAAGATATGTACAAGTTTGGTGCTAAAGATTCTCTTATGTTTAAAAATAATTTAATTAACTCACTTGTAAGCTCAACAATGAATAAAGATTTAAATTTTGAGGATTTATTTGGATTATCTCTTGGTGGAGATTTCGGGAAGAAAGATAAATTCAATTGGATGTTATCTGGCGGTAAAGATAAAGCAAATCTTAATGTCGGAATGAATCTTGATATTCTAAAAGGATTGTTTAAATGAAAATAATTTATAAATATATAGCCACAGATGAAGACACTCACACTACCTCGTTACCCTCTTGTTGTGTTGATTACACTCTTTACCCTTCTTTGTTTGTGGCTACTAATTCCAATTTCGCCATATGGGAGTCTGATGGCAAATAATAACGATATGAATAGTATTTTAGATTCATTGCTTTTCACACAACAGAATAATTACCAATATAAAGATTCTATGCAAAAAACAATGAATTTTGAAGGTTATGAAGAAAAGCCATATCTTGATTCATCTGGCTTTCCAACTATAGGTATTGGAAACAAATTAGAATCTGTATCTTATAAAAAAGGACAAATGCCAGAAAAATATTCTAATATGGAAGTTTCAAAAGAGAAAGCGATTAATAATTATATTAATAATTACTTAGAAATCGAAGGTGTAGTAAAGAAAAAGTATGGAAAAGGTTACGATAAGTTACCAGAAGATGCTAGAGGAGTTTTAAATGACTTGGCATTTAATTTAGGAGGATTTAAACTTTTTGATGAATTTCCTGGTTTTATTGAAGATTTTAAAAAAGGTCAATATGGGGAAGCTGCTAAAGAATTAAAATTTACCAACCCAGACGAAGGTGATATGAATTTTAGTAAATGGTGGAAGCAAATAGGTGCTTTAAATACTGAAAATGAAAATTTAAAAAGAAGTGATAATAGAGGAACTTCTGCTTATGATATATTGCTTCAATTAGGAGGCTGATTATGCCACAAGGTAAAGGAACATATGGGTCAAAAGTAGGAAGACCTAAAAAAAAGAAAAAAGCATTAAAAAAATACAATGCAAAGAAACGTAGTAAAAAAAGCTATTAATGGCAAACTTAAACCTTAATGGTAATGTTTCCCAAAATGAGAAGGTTCTTGAGATGGCTTATAAAGACCTTATTGTTTTCGGTAAACTATTTTCACCGCAAGACTTTTTGGCTTCAGCAACTCCTGATTTCCACAATGTAGTAGGAAAAAGACTTTTAGACAGAACAAATCAACAATTGGCGCTTGTATTGCCTCGTGACCACGCAAAGTCAACCTTAGCAGCAACAGCTGTCTTACATCGGTTTCTATTTGCGAATAAAGAAAGCCCAGAATTCATCGCTTGGGTTGGCGAGGCACAAGACCAGGCTATTGATAACCTTAACTGGATTTCAAACCATATATACTCGAATCCTGCAATACATTACTATTTCGGTGACTTGCAAGGCGATAAATGGACTAAAAACGAAATAACATTGACAAATAATTGTAGGATGATTGCTAAAGGAGCAGCACAAAGACTGCGTGGTAAAAAGCAATTATCTACAAGATATACTGGTATTATACTTGATGACTTTGAATCTGAGTTAAATACTAAAACTCCTGAAGCAAGACAACAAATAAAGAATTGGGTAACAGCTGCTGTATATCCAGCGATTGATTTTGATAAAGGTGGTTTCTTATGGTGTAACGGTACTATTGTACATTATGACTCATTTTTGAATGGACTTGTAAAAAATCATAAAGAAGCAATGAATAATGGTGCTGAGTATTCATGGGATTTAATTACATATAAAGCGATACTTGATGATGGTAATCCTTTATGGCCTTCACGTTGGCCTCTTAAAAAATTAGAAGAAAGAAAACAGTTTTATATTGATTCTGGGACACCGTCTAAGTTTTATCAGGAATATATGAATCAAGCTAAGTCACCTGAAGACCAAATCTTTAGTGAAAGTGATATAGTTGACAATTTATACACTGGAAGCATTAAATTTGATAATGAAAGAAATTCGTGGTATATAAAGTTAGAAGACGGGAAAATAGAATATGTTAATATTTACATGGGTGTTGACCCTGCTTCAACTCTTAGTGCTCGTAATGATTATAGTGTCATTATGGTTATTGGCGTTACTGCTGATTATGATTATTACATTATTGAGTATTGGAGACAAAGAGTATTACCCATGGACTGCGCAGATGAAATATTTAAGATTGCTGAACGATATAACCCAATTAAAAGAATAAATATTGAAACAATATCATATCAGGAAATGTTAAGAGATTATATACATAAGAGAAGTAAAAGAGAAGGAAAATTTCTTCCTGGTATAGAACAAGGAATTAAAGGTTATGGTAATCAGAAAAAGAAAGATAGACTTTTTGAAGGATTACAGCCTATGTTTAAAGCAGGAGCTGTACATTTAAAGAAAGACATGCATGAATTTATTGGAGAGTTATTAGATTTTCCAAAAGGTAGTCATGATGATACAATTGATGCATTTTGGTTATCAACTCAATTTGCTAAGGGCAGTAAATCAGCAAGTAAAATAAAAAGAGTTAAAAACGATAGAGAAGAGTGGGAGAAGCCAAAAAAGACATATAATTGGATAACTGGAGCAAGGGGTTGATTATTAATATAAATATGTTATATATTACATAGCATGATAGAATCCGATAAAAAAGCAATTTATACCAAAGAACTGTATGATAGATGGCATGATGCTCGTAAAGAATGGGAAGACCATGCTCGTGAAGATATTGATTTTTATTTAGGAAATCACTTCAGTGCAGCAGAGGCAGAAGAACTTGCATCCAGGAATCAATCAAATATACCGTTAGATAGAATATATTCTGCAATTGAGCAGTTTAAAGCTATCATAACATCTAAACCTCCAAAATTTTCAGCAATGCCGAGAGAAGATTCAGATAGTGATTTGGCAGGTGTTTGGAAAACAATACTTGAATACATTTGGAATATATCTGATGGTAACGAAGTATTTAAACAAGCTATACATGATTATGCAGTCACAGGATTAGGTTATCTTTATGCATATGTAGATAGAGAAGCTGATTATGGTAGAGGCGAAGTTAAATTTACTTATGTAGACCCGTTTAGAGTAGTAGTTGACCCTAATGCTAGAAGTAAGTACTTTGATGATGCTACAGGTATGATGCTATCTACAATATTTACAAAATTTCAATTGATGGATTTATATCCACAATTATCAGAAGAACAGGAAGATGGTAAGCTTCTTATTGATTTAGTTGAATCTTATTATGAAGATGATACTTATCCTTCTCCTAAGAATCAAAGAACCGTTGGAACATTTACTCCTGATTATATTAAAGATAAAGATACAGGCGAGGGAGCAGAGAAATATCAATTAATTGAGCATTTTTCTAAAGTCAAAGTTCCTTATTATAGAATTCTTGATATGCAATCAGGGGAAGAAAGAATACTTGATTCTGAAAATATGGAAAAATTCTTATCTGATAATAAAATTGCAAAAGCTTTAGAACAAGGATTAATTGATGTTGTTGAGGTTCAACAAACAAGAATTAAGCTTACATGCACTCTTGGGCAAATAGTTTTATATGAACACATATTAAATACTGATAAATATCCTATTGTTCCTGTACCAAACATTTGGACTAATACTCCATATCCTATGAGTGATGTAAGAAAGAATAAAGATTTCCAAAGATTTTTAAATAAAACTATGTCGCTTATTACATCTCATGCGCAAGCGTCATCTGGATTAAAATTACTTATACCACAGGGAAGTGTTGATGATATTGAAGAACTTGAAAGAAATTGGGCAAATCCGAATGCAACTATTGAATATGACCCTTCTTTTGGTGAACCGCATTTTCCCTCTCCTCAACCTTTATCTAACTCAGTTATGCAGTTGCCTCAGCTTATTGAGAAATATATTGATTTGAATATGGGTATATTTGAAATGATGCAAGGTAATTCTGCTGTTGCTCCTAAAACATCTTCAGCTACAATGATGCTTGAAGATTTTGGGCAAAGAAGAAGTAAATCTAAATTAAGAGATATTGAGGGTTCACTTAGACGTTTAGGTCAAGTTGTTTATAATCTATCTAAAGAACATTATACATTTAAGAAAGTATTTAGAGTTGTTCAACCAAATAATGATATGAGTGAATATATGGTTAATTTCTATAATGATAAATCTCAAGCAATTAGTGAGATGATGAATGATTTAACAATTGGACAATATGATATAAATATAATTGGTAATTCAACAATGCCATCAAATAGATGGGGTGAATGGTCAATTTATATGGAAGCTTATCAGTCTGGTTTAATAGACCAAACTGAAGCATTAATGAAAACAGATATATTTGATAAAGAGGGAGTGTTGCAAAGAATGGATATTGTTGCTAAATTACAGGCGCAGTTACAGCAATCTCAAGAACAAATTAAAAATTTAGAAGGTGATTTACAAACAGCTCACAGAGAGTCAATCTCATCAAGGAAGAAAGTTGAAGTTGAGAAATTCAAATCTGAGCTTAAATCACAAGAATCACAATCCAAGTCAGCTAATAATTTAGCGGTTGGAAAACTTGAAAGCGCAGTTAAACTCGAAGCAGAGAAGTTACGTTTACGTGGCCAAGCTCAAGAAAAGCAAGAGAGATTGCAAAGAAAAGGAGAGTAAAATGGATAACGCATTAGAAAATAACAATCTTGAAGAAGGTCAAGTTACTGATAATGTAGGGCAAGATGAAGCAACTCAGCAGCAAGAGTCTGGAAGTGACTGGGAATCACAAGCTAAGTATTTCCAATCAGAGAAAGATAAACTTCAAGCTGAAAACCAAAAGTTAAAGCAATATGAACAAGTTGGACAAATGTTGGAATCACGACCTGATATTGTAAATACCATTAGTGGTATGGTTCAGGGTGGTCAACCAGCAGTTCAAGAACAACGTGTTGAATTATCTAAGGATGAGTTTGACCCTTGGGAAGCCTATAATGACCCATCGTCTAAGTCGTATAAATTTCGACAACAAGAGTTACAAGACACAATTGATAAAGCAGTATCAAACCAAGTTGGTGATGTGAAAAAAGAAGTTGGTATGTCTAAACTTCAAACTGAACTTGCTAACAAAGGATTGAATGCTGAGCAAATTTCCTCTTTTATGGATTTTGCTAGTAAGAATCCTGCAGAATATGGT